TGGGAAACTTGACTTTCTTCATTGCCATACGGCCCTGGATGGATTGAGCGCGCTGCACCTTGTTGGCCACCGGTGTGACCTCTTCAATGGCGCAATACACCTTCTCTTCCATCATGCGTTTACGCAAAAATGGACCAATGGATTTGCTGATATGGCCTTTTTCTGCCCACCAGAGCATTGGCTTGTGCTGCTTCATTAAGCGCAGCATGGCCTCCACCACAACGTCAGACGATTTCTTTTCCCACCAGCAATCAAGTAAGTAAATATCGCCGTACTGGTCCACGCCAGCAATCAGCAAAACTGTGCTGTCCGACCGGCTCTTGTCTTGGCCAACGGCATGGTCGCTTGCAGCAAAAATGCGCATGTCTTTTGGCAAATCTTTTCGGTCGTATTGCACAAGGTAATCACGACGGAAAAAATCTCCATCCTCGGGGCTGGGACGCTGCTGATACAAGGCAGCAAAGCCTCTTGGGTCCAGGCGACGCTGCGCCTCCATAAAGCCCATGTCAAAGCGCTCAGGCCAAAGCAGCTCGCCCTTCTTTCGGCCTAGTGGATCATCGTCACCAGCAATGGCTGGCAAGTTAATGATCTTCCACTTGGATGATTCTTCGCTGTTGAAGTTGGGGTTAGTTGGATCGGTCAAGCGGCCAATCAAATCGTCTTCATTCCACCTGGTATGAACGATGATGACGGACGCTGCTGAGTTCATCAAACGGGTCATGGCCACCTGGGTGAACCACTCCCATAGCTTTTGACGAATCGCCGGGCTGTTGGCCTCTTCTGCGTCTTTAATCGGGTCGTCAATGATGAGAAAGTCAGCGCCTCGGCCTGTGATCGAGCCACCACGGCCCACAAATGCGGACATGCCGCCTGAGCCAGTTTGGATACGCTCTTTGCTGGCCCCGCCAAAGCGAAACGCAAAGCCTGGGAACACTTGCTTGTAGGGTGCGGACTGCATGATGGTGCGCACATCAGCGCCAAAGTCATGGGCAAAGTCTTCGTTGTACGTTGCAAAAATGACGTTGCGATAGCCGTCTTTGCCAAGCAGCCAGGGAATAAAACGACGCGAAATCAGCTCGGATTTGCCGTGTCTTGGGGGCAAAGTCACAATTAAACGTGGAATATGGCCTTTCTCTACCTCTTCAAGCACCTTGGCCAGCGCTCGATGGTGTTTTGCGTCCTTGAACATGGAGCGATCAATGTCACCAGGCTCGTCCGGGTCCGGCATGGTGAACTTCACAAACGATAAAAACTCAGAGCGCGCCTCGATAGCGCGTTTTTGCCGTCTTGCAGCCGCGATCTGACGCTCAAGAACATCAAGCTTGGCTTGCTTTTGATCTTCCTGGGGTTTTTCTGCGAGAGCTTCAGCCATTTGCGATTCCTTTTATCGTTGAAAGCCGCATCGGCCTTCGCATTGCTGCACGGCCTCGTAAACGAAATACCCTATCGTTCCCAGCAGCGCAATCGTGATGACGATAAACAACACAATTTCGATGATTTCTTCTATCTCAGCTTTACGGCGCGCAGCCGCTTCACGCGCTCGCTTGTCTGCTTGGATTTGGTCGCTTGTGATTTGCTTTGAGCGAGCAACGATCCGCTGCCATACGTCCATGTTGTTTGGAAAGAACAAATTTTTGACCTCTAGCTCAAAAGCCTTTGCTTGCTCAATTGCCAGCTCCAGCTCAACTGCTTGGCCTAATGCGCTGCCCTTAAAACCGCCCTTTTTGACGACCGCTATGGCCTGTTCTTTGGCTCCAAAGAACTGACTAAGGCAAGGACCCAAACTTTCTAGGTTTTGGCAAGTGCTGACTGTGGCTTTGACAACCTTGATTGCTGTATTCACAGCTGAAAGAGCGGCCATCACTTCCATCATTTTTTCACCCACTTGATACAAGTAACCACGCGGCTATATACGTCACCTACCCAGGTCCATCGGACACAAACATAAGGCGGGGGTGGTGGTGGTGGGGTAGCTTCAGCCATTAGCGATTCCTCCCATACAAATCGTGGCATTTACGCGGGACGTACCCGTAGCGCTGCGTAAACATCCAGCAGCCATTGAGCGTTGGCTCTTTGACCAGCTCGTACAAATCATGTTCGCGGTTTTTAGCGCGCTCTCTGTCACGCGCCTGGCGGTCCTGGTCGATCCAGTAAAAGACTCCGCCCATGACGCACACAACAAAGATGACAGCCACGGCAATTGCGATCTCGAGCTGAATCTTTCTAAAGAAATCGCGCCGCTTTTTTGCAGCCAGGTCAGCGACTTTTTTTCTTCACGCTCAATCCGCGCTGCTTCTTCTCGCAACCGATTGCGCTCTTTGAGAAAGTCCTCATACAAGCCAGCCATCGGCGTTTGGTAAATCAGCAAATGCTTTATTTCTTCTTCTGCATCTTGCAGCTGGCGCAAACGCATTACGTTGTCAAATGCTTGCGAGTTCATTGACTTTTTCTTGACCGGGTTTGCAGCTGCTTCGTTGCTGGCCTTGACAACAACTTCCTGGGCCTCAAAAAACTTTGACAAAAACCCACCGATTTCCATGCCGATAGAGCCAACATCAGCAGACACCTTCTTGGCCTCTTTGTAAAAATCGACGCACTTACGCACACCAATCAAAGCTGCTTGTGCTGCTGCAAATGCGGTTAGCGGGTCCATAGATTTATTTGGTCAACAGTTGAAAAAGCATCAAAATAATTGTTCCAAACGCACAAACAACAGCGCCAGCTGCGCCAATCAAAATTGTTTCAATGCGTTTTAAACGCGCATTGGATGAGCGAAATTGATTCTCAATATTTCCATACCGCTCAGCGCACACCGCTTCGTGGGTATTGATTTGGGCTTCAACATCTTTGATCGTGCTCATGGCATCTCTCTTCGCTTTCAAAAATTCAGTTCCTGTCTGTCGTCAATTCATACATTGTCGGCTGGCAAAGGCGTATTGCTTTCAGCAGTCTTTACCCAATCCATCTGCATTGGCCCGGTTATTTGAAACTCATAACCATCCAGCCACTTTAGATAGCCTTGATAGTCGGCATTGTTTTCATCAAAAGGAATTGCTGCCCCATCATCCACTCGTATTACGCAAAAAATCTCGCCGTTATTGGGGATTGAGTTTGTTAATTTATATTGAGCCATGATTAAAACTCCGCATTTAATAACAATCCAAGCCCAGTAGTACCTGGGCATCCCATAATTACTTGTGGAGAATTAAAAGATGTAGAGGCAGAAAAAGAAATCAAAATGCCGTTTGTTTGCGCTGAGTTGGTAAGAATGTTATTTATTGAATAATCTTGAATACCAGGTATTCTTAAAACAAGTCCATCTCTAGCGGCAGTTGGCGAAGTTCTCATTGTGGTTGGGTATTGAGAAACCAAAGTAGCTACCCCGTTACTCTCTGTTCTTCCAATTAAACTCTCATTTAAAACGCAAAAAAATCTTTGGCACATTAACAGCTCCATTGCCAAAGGTCTGTTTTCAAATTCAGTTGAGACAGAGCCAACCTCCAATTGACACTTAGCTACTCTTATGCCCTCATTTACTGGAGTATTTTGCGTGTAAATTGTGCAATAAATTGTGTTTGTGTCGGACGAAAGCGTTCTTGTTATTGAGTATTTAACCCAAGTGTTATTTGGCAACGATGTTGGCGATGGAGAAATTTTTGTAGCTCTACCCCTATCGGCTGTTCTTGAATTAGTCCAGCCGGTATCGTCCGCTGTTTCTGAATCTCCAATCCATGCGTCAAAATGGTGACTTCCAAATGTTTGGTGACTTCCAAATGTTGACCCATATTTTCTCAACCAAAAAGAAAAGGTGACTGTTTGGCCGCGAAGATACTTTGATGTGTTTACTTCTACCTTTTGCGTTAATTCGCAAGAAGAATAAGTGCCTGATAGTTTTGTGATTTCTACGCAATCTACTACCTCTCCGTTAGGTAGCGTGTCTTCTACTTTTCTTATGCGTGGACTAAAATCAGCATATTGCGTTGTCCACCGATCAACAGTTGTTATAGCGCTTCCTGTTGTTGCTGGGTTTAGGTCTGTGCCTTTTTGCCAAATGCGAAAATCACCATTTAGCAATAAATTTTTTAAACTGAGCTTACTGGTTACGGATGAGGCTAACTTAGCAATAGTAATTGACCCATTTGCCGGTACTGCATTTCC